TTCCTTTAAATACGCTACAGCCTTTGCACGTCCTTGAAAACGTTCTCCATTTACTGTATACCATGCTCCACCCTTTTCTACTATGCCGCACATTTCAGCAACATCTAAAGTTTCTCCAACACTGTCTACACCAAGAACGTTCCCTTGATAGTAGAAGTCGTATTGTCCCGATAGATTTGGGGGGCCGAGTTTGTTGTAATCAACAATCCAGTTAACTGGTCGTCCAACCCTTTGTTCAATGATCTTGTCGCCAACTTTAACCCCAGCCTTAATAGCATTCGCCTCAGCTTCAGACGACCAGAGTTTAATGACTGTGGAAGAGAAGAACTTGACTGCCATGCCACCTGTGGGGATGTGACTAGCATGCATAGATCCAAATTGATTTCGTTGTTGTGAGATGAGAACAAGTAGTGTGTTTTTGTTTGCATAGTTTAACATCTTGACTGCGTGGGTCATATCCTTTGCTTCAGCGCCGATTTGCTTTGTATCCTGCAAATCTTTCATTTCATTTCCATCTTTTTCAAAGTAGATGGCTGGAAGTAGGGCTGAAATAGAATCTACCACAATCATATCAACGCCTGCATCCATAAGTTTAGTTGCAACATCAACCATATCGTTAACAGTTTTTGCTGGTGAATAGATTAGCTTTTCAGAATCTACTCCTAGCAATTCTGCCCATGCTGGATCGTAAGAATGCTCAGCATCAATCCAAGCACAAGTCTTTCCTTCTTTTTGAGCAAGGGCGATCATCTGCAAGCAGAAAGAAGATTTTCCAGCAGACTTATTTCCCCAAACAAGAATCTGTCGTCCATATGCAAGTCCGCCCTTCAAGGCTAGGTTAAGGCCTATGCTTGGGGTCATTTGCTTATCTACATTTACATCTACTGCTGATTGAACTCTTGCTCTTGTTTTTGGATCTAGTTTTGCTAATATATCATCTAATTCGATTTTCATTATTATTCTTTCTTCTCTCTGCTTATTATATCATTAAAAAAGGTTGCCGTGAAGTCTTGGACGCTCTTTATTTATATTGATTTTCTTTTCTAGAATTTCATCTAGACTATGTAAAACTTCTTCTTCATTTCTCATTGCAGCATAAACATCAAGAATTCTAATAATAATATCTGCAATTTCTTCTACGACATGCTCGCTGCCCTTAGACTTTCTAATTGCTTCAAGCACTTCTGTTACTTCAGAATGAACAAGCGCTAACTTATTTCCGATCTTATCATTAGTGTATTCTCCATCCCAAAATCCCTTTTGTCTTGCTGATTCGTGGAGCAAAGCAGACAAAGCGTCTAGACCATACTCCGTTACTATACTATTGCTGTTCAATTTTATCCCTTAAACTAAAAGTAAATGATGGGCCATCCTCATCATAATCTATAACTAATTCTTTATCAGTTTGTGCTGCATCTAGAAACTTTAAAGTAGGCACTGTAATTTTGCCATGCTCCTCTAATATAGCCACAAGGATCTGATTTATGCTAACGGACTGTATGAGCCCATCTACATTTTCTGTCACTTTATCTCCTTAATCATCAGAGTTCCATCATCTAGTTTTGACAAAACAACCTGACACTTCATTCCCTCACGCATTTTCGCTAAGGCAATCTTATACATACTAGAGAATACAATTGCTCTAGTTAAATTTTTATCCTTATCTGACATTACGATGTGTGCCATTGTTTTGCCAGCCTTTGTTTTATAAGGGGTAAAGTCTACCACGATGTATTCGTTTTCGGCAAGGTCGTATTCTTTTCTGTAAAGGAAGTCAACAAAAGAATCCTTTGAGTCTGGATTAATATCTTGTACCTTAACATAACGTGCAATTCTATTATCTCCTACAAGAATAAAGTACATTTGATTTGTTTCAATAGGGGTCTGTTCATTATGAAATAAACCAATTGATCCTGTCTCATCTACCAGCTCAATTCTTGCCCACCCACTTCCACGCTTAATAGACTTTGCCATACCAAACATTACGAAAGATCCTAGGTCATCAAACTCTGAAATTGGACGAGCCTGAGTTTTAATTCTAGGTGGCAGGTCAAGATTGAATGTTGGAATACCTAAGTACTCGTAATAGTTATCCTTTTCTTTTCCAGATCGTTTATTATCATCAAATGCTGCACCGCCAATTGAATTTAATGCTGCAATTGCTCTACTGTTTATTCCGCTTCCCTTTTTAGAAGCTTTATCTATAAAGTCTTTATAGTCAGCATAAGGTCTGCTATCAATAAGCTTATTTGCAATACTGTCAGAAATAAACTTTACTTCTGCTAGGCCAAATCGGATTGCATCTTTTTGCAATGAGAAATATATATCAGACTCATTAATATGTGGCAACAAAACCTTGAGGCCTAGTCTCTTAGCCTCAATTAAGTATTCCGTTCTAACATCCTTATCATTTTCATTTTTAAGGATTGAAAACATAAATTCAAGTGGGTAGTAGCGCTTAAGCCAAGCAGTATAATAACTAAGCATAGAGTAAGCAACGGCGTGAGAACGATTAAAAGAATAACCTGCGTGAGCTTCAAACATGTGCCATAGAGTCTCTGACTGCTTCTTAGAAATGTGCTTAGACGCACCTTCAATAAACCTATCCTTGAACTGATCAAACTCTCTGGCATCTTTCTTCTTTCCAATAATCTTACGTACTTTGTCAGCCTCTGACCAAGACATTCCTCCTAGGTGTACGCAAGCCTGCATAACCTGTTCTTGATAAATAATAACCCCATATGTGTTTTGCGTAAATGGTTGCATGATAGGATGAACATACTGAACTGCTTCCTGCCCATTCTTTCTTTTAATATAAGATGCACCAACAGTATTCATAGCGCCTGGACGAACTAAAGCATTTGACGCAGCCAAATCTTCAAATGAACTTACTCCCATTTTAATAAGTAGATTTGTATATGGGGTTGCTTCAGCCTGAAACACACCCTTGGTATATCCTTCGCTGAGTGTCTTATAAACATTAGCATCATCTAGTGGCAGTTCTGAAAGGTTAATCTCTTTACCAGTTCTATCTTTAATTGATTTAAGAGTATCTGAAATAACAGATAGAGTCTTGAGTCCTAAAGCGTCTAGCTTAATGAGACCAATGTCTGCAACGGTATCCATATCGTATGCAACTACTGGAATGCGACCAGACACTTTATCCTGTGCATCTTCACGAGATTCCACTGGAGCATACTTACGAATATCATCTTTAGCAACTACAACTCCAGCAGCATGGACTCCAACTGATCTAATCTTTCCACGCAATCGCTCTGCAAGCCACACAACTTCTGGATACTTCATTCTAAATTCTTTTGTATTAGGTGAATCCATAAAGTCTTCAAATGTATCGATAGATTTCATTGCACGGTTAACATCTGAAAGCGGCACCATAAATACACGAGCAGCATCTCTAATAACACCCTTATCCTTAAAATAAGTATATGTAGAAATAGATGCAACGTGCTTAAACTTTTTCTTTAGATATTCCTTAACCTCTTTACGACGGCGGTCTTCAAAGTCCGTATCAATATCTGGAAAGTCATTACGCTCTGGATTAATAAATCGGAAGAATAGCAGGTCATATTTAATTGGATCAACATCTGTAATTCCTAGGGCGTAGCAGACAAGAGAGCCAGCAGCGGAGCCACGGCCAGGACCAACCATAATATTATTTGTCTTTGCCCAGTTAATCATATCTGCCACAACCAAGAAATATGAGGCAAAGCTCTTAGACTTAATAATGTCTAGTTCCTCATTGAGCCTGTCAATGTAGACCGCATCCTTGTCCAGGTTTAGCCTTTTAAGGCCTTCAGAGGCCATCTGAGCCAGCTTATCGGGACAGGGAGAAGGTCTAATCCGCTGTTAAAATCGTATTCTCCAATTTTGTCAGCAATCTCCATAGTATTATCAAAAATGTCTGTTCGATTAATCCCTGATTTCTTGAAGTCTGCTTCAATTTCTTCTCTGGTCTGAATAAATAGGTTATAGTCTACGAATGATATTTTTCTATCTGGATAAAGATAATTAAATCTATCTAACATATCTTTCATCTGACGAGACATGTCAAAGTCTGCTTCTTTATCTGACTTAGGAGATGTGGACAGAATAAGCATTGCCTCTTCTAATATACGATCTTCTTCTTTAGCAAAGTGGGCATCTCCTGTTGCCACCGCCTTAATTTTAAGTTCATCTGCTAATGAAAGCAGGCCATCATTTATTTCTTTCGGATTGTGAGATTGAACCTCAATATAAAAATCATCACCGAAAGTTTTCTTAAAATCTTTGAGAATAAGTTTAGCCTCAGAGAACTCATTCTTTTCGATGCACTTAGAGATGAGGCCATTAAGGCATCCAGACAATACAATAATGCCTTCCGCATACTCTTTAAGAATCTCTCTATCAATACGTGGCTTATGATAAAAGCCTTCGTTCCATGCCAGCTCTTGCAGAATATTTATATTCTCAAGGCCTTTTTTATTCTTAGCCAATAAAATAATATGATTGTAAGCCTGGATAGACTTATCTGTTTTAGAGGAGCGATCAAATCTATCTGTTGGAGATATGTACGCTTCTACTCCAAGGATTGGCTTTATGCCTTGTTCCTTACATGCTATCTGCATTTCACGGTGAGATGATAATGTTCCGTGATCTGTAACTGCTAACGCTGTTTGCCCAGCATCAATTGCTGCCTTTACAAGTTCGGCAGGAGAGTTAAGGCCATCCATCAATGAATAATATGAATGCACATGTAAGTGTGTAAATGACATTAACTCTCCGCCTTTAACTTTGTATTACCAGTCTACGCTGCTAGATGAAGCAGAAGACTCTTCTGTATTGCCACCTTCACCCATATAGAAA